ACTTATATCAACCAGCCAACCGCATAGAAACGGATATCAAGGGTGACCATATAGACCCTGTGAGGTATCAAGAATGGGTTGGAGAATGGGTTGCTAATATTATTACATTACTTGCAAAACACAACTCCATTTATATATGTGGCAACTACGAATCGTTAATAAAGCTATATGGGATGGGCTCTGTTAAAATCTCTAATATGTTGGTGTGGGTTAAAAATAATATGGTGCTAGGTAGGCAAGATTACCAAGGCCGTCATGAGTTTATTGCATATGGTTGGTATGGACAGCATAAATGGTATGGTGACAGGAAACAGACAACAGTATTAGAATATAACAAGCCATTGAAGAGTGAGTTGCACCCTACACAGAAACCGATAGAATTGATTGAGGGTTGTCTTAATAATAGCTCTTTGTTAAAACACGTAATATTAGACATATTCGGCGGCTCCGGCTCCACTCTAATAGCCTGTGAGAAGCTAGACCGCAAGTGCTACATGATGGAGATAGACCCTCATTACTGTGATGTAATAATCAAGCGGTGGGAGGACTTCACGGGTGAGAAGGCAGTGAAATGTAATGGCAACTAAAAAAGAGCTTAATAATCTATCTAAAAAAAGAAAGAACACCGCCGAAAGAATAATCAAAGCGTTGGAGGGAACGCAGGGCTTACTCAGTCTAGCAGCTCGAAGGGCTGGGGTATCATATACCACGGTAAAACGATACGCCGCCGAGTTCCCAACAGTTAAAATAGCCGTGCAGGATGCCAAGTCCTCTACGTTGGACTTTGCAGAAGGCAAACTGTATCAGGCTATAGCACAGGGTAATCTAACAGCTATCATCTTTTACCTTAAGACTCAAGGCAAGGGTAGGGGATATATTGAGCGGAACGAGATAACAGGGGAAGATGGCAGACAGCTAACCACTCCAGAGGTAATATTTCATTTCTCATCCGAGAAAGTAATCAAGCCTCCTCGGAACGGGGAAGACAAAGAGGGAGTGCAGAAGATATTAAGTGACAATGGCGACAACGGCCATTAACGTACGCCCCTTTGGCGACGGAGACGGGCAAGAAGCTATCTTAGGGGACTACAGGGCTCGCACACTGGCGGCAATAGCGGGTACAGGTGGAGGGAAAACCGTTCTAGGGTACTGGTGGCTGTGGCTGCGGATGAAGAAGTACCCAGGCTATGGCTGGTTGGTCGCCGAGCCGACATTTAATATGCTGGCGAAGATATTACTAAACTCCTCCGACCCTAACAGGCCAACACTAGAGCAATGGTTTGAGATGGTCGGATGGCACCCTAATTATAAAGCGGTGGATAAGATTATAGAAACTGACTATGGAAAGGTTTATTTGGCTAGTGCAGATAATCCAGACACTATGCAAGGTGCAGCCGTTAAAGGGGCGTGGTTGGATGAGGGTGGTATGATGAGTCTAATCGCTCACCAGACAGCCTTACAGCGTGTGTCCTTATTTGATGGGCAGGAACTAATTACTACTACTCCCTATAACAGGGGATGGCTCAAGTCGGAGGTAGCTGACAAGGCCGATGGTGATTATATCCACGTTGAGACGTGGAGTAGTCTGGATAACCCCGCTTTCCCCGAAAGCGTCTATGAAGAAATGAAGAGCGGTCCAAATGCGATGCAAGGCTACCGCTTCCGCATGATGTACGACGCCGAATTTGAACGACCAAGCGGGATGATTTACGATAGCTTTAATTCTGAGAAATGTGTTATACCTCCGTTCCAAATATCGCAATCATGGCCTCGCTATGTGGGGATTGATTACGGGCCAGTTCATACAGCGGTTCTATGGTTTGCGAAAGCACCCAACGAGTACAAAGGCTGGCCATCTGGAACGTACTTTACTTACAGGGAATACTTAGAAGGGAACAAGAGCATAGCCCAGCATGTCAAGGACTTGAATGCTTTAGGAGCTGGCGAAGATATAGTCCGCAAGACGGGGAGTGCGGTGGCAGCTGAACGTCAATGGCGGCGTGAGTATAGTGAAGCTGGCTTCTACATACAGGAATGTAGTATCAACGACGTTGGAATAGGCATTGACAGGGTCTATGCCTTGCATTCCCAAGATTTGATTGTTTATTTTAATACCCTGAAGCATACGTTGAGTCAGAAAGAAGATTACAGCCGAAAGCTGGACACAAGCCAGAACCCCACAGACGAGATTGATAAAAAAGCTCAATACCATTTCATGGATGCAGAACGATATATTATTAGCGATTTAGCTAGTAGGAGACCTATTTTTGAGTATAATTGACTGGGCAAAAAAGCTGAATTATAACTTTAGATTGGGTAAAAGTGGGGCGGCCTTTAACACTATGGAATTGCCACCTGCTTTGAATTATGAGCAGTATTTACGGATATATGGACAAGTCGGTTGGTTGTTTGGTGCGGTGAGTATTATAGCAAATTCTGTCGCTGATGTAAGTTGGCATTTGAAAACTGGAAAGAAAGGCGATCAAGAAGAAATCTTTGAACACCCTATGCTTGATATGTGGCAATATGTCAACCCGTTCCAGACTAAGTATCAATTTATAGAACTGATACAGATGTATTTGGGACTGGTTGGCGAAGCCTTTATTGTGCTGAATTTTAACCGTCTGGGTGTACCTGCTGAAATGTGGATAGCTCCGCCACAATTTATGACTATCATACCTGACCCTAAAATTTATATCAGCCATTATGAATACAAACGGGGCGGAAGTATATTAAGGTTAGAGGTTCCTGAGGTAATTCACATATTCAGCCCTAATCCAAATAATCCATACAGGGGCATCGGACCAAGTCAAAGCATTGCTGTCGATTTAGACAGCGAACGGTACGCATCTCGCTATCAGCAACGGTTATTCTACAACGATGCTACCCCTGGCTTGTTAATCGAATATCCTGAAGTACCCGAGAAATCAGAACGGGATAAAATACGCAAGGAATGGGACGAAATCCATCGGGGTTGGCGGAATGCTCGCAAAACGGGCTTCCTGTGGGGTGGTGCTAAAGCGAATACAGTAGCTCTGACTAACAAGGATATGGATTTTATGAACCTTCGTAAGATAAACCGCGAAACGATACTTGGTGCTTTCCATGTGCCGACCAGTTTGATGGGTTTGTCTGAAGTTGGGAGTCGTGCCAGGGCTGAAGCTGATGAATATATATTCGCCAAATATACTATTAGACCAGCTCTAACCCGCATTCAAGAAGCACTCAATGAACAGCTTGTGCCACTTTTCGACGAAAGTTTGAGATTTGAATATGATGATCCTGTACCCACGGACAGAACGACCATAGTTGAGGAAGTGTCGAAGCTAGTTCCTTATGGCATAATAACCCGAGAAGAAGGAAGGCGGAAACTCGGTTATAATCCTGAACCAGCCAAGGGCGAAACCTTTTTGTCGCCAATGAACTTGTTGCCTTCAACTGTCAAGATGCTAGAAAAGCATAAATCATTCAACGAAGAACAAAAGGAAGCACGTTGGAGGGTTTATGCGAGCAAATCAGAACGGGAGGAAGTGCAATTCAAGCGGCAGTTTAAAAAACTGTGGGATGTTCAGGCTAGAGAAGTCGCTGAAGCTTGGGAAATATCGCAATCACTTGACCAGTCTTTTGACGACTATGCCGCGGTGAAAGAATGGACAGAAAAATTCGAACCCTTAATCACGCAGGTATTTACTGATGCTTTTGAACTGGCGACTTCGGGAGCTGAATTGATGCCTACACAATCAGGCCGTCCCGCATTCCAAAGGAGCAAGAGCGAAGGGATAACGAAGGTATTAAATCCGTTAGCCTTAGCCTGGATTGCTAATCGTTCTCTTACCTTGGCGCAGGAGGTGAACGGCACTACCAAGAAAGAATTAAGGAAAGAATTGGCGGCGGGATTTGCCTCAGGTGAGAGCACCGATAAAATAGCCCGTCGTATTAGAAGTTATTACCGTAACGATTACAAAAGGCGTGCCGATGTAGTTGCTCGTACCGAAGTAATAGCCGCAAATAATGAAGGGGCGTTAGAAGGTTACGAGAATGAAGGTATAACCCAATCTGAGTTTTATGCGGCCTTAGACGAACGGACTTGCGAAGACTGTATGGGCTATCATGCCCAGGTTTATCCTATAATGGAAAGCCATGGAATAATACCTATACACCCAAATTGTCGTTGCACCTGGGTGCCTATAGTGGATTAAGGAGGCAAAGATAGTGACAAGAGAAATTGAACTTGGTAAACCTATTTATAAGACATTTAGGGCTGAGGTAAAGGAGGTTGATGTTCAGACTGGTATAGTGCAAATGGCTATCCCTATCTCCACAACTGAAATGGATCGCGATAATGAAATTATCGCTAGCGGGGCTTTCAAGAAGAACCTAGCAACCTTTATGAAGCGACCTGTTTTAGTGAGTTCGCACAATTACTATGACTTACGTTCACAAATTGGCGAGTTCAACAAACTCAAGGCGGATGAAACTGGCTTATTTGCTCATGGGCTTAAATATTATATTGATGAGGGGAACGAACAAGCTGATTGGGCTTTTAAGTTAGCGAAGAAAGGCATGGCAGCCTTTTCTGTTGGCTTTATACCGATTAAATACAAAGTCGGTGAAAAGGAGAGCGAGCCTAAGGTGACGTATGATGAGGTAGAACTATTAGAGATAAGTCAAGTTGTCGTGCCGAGTAACCGTGAAGCTATTCAGGGTGTGCGGAGTAAAGGTGTCGATAATGTTACTGAGAAGTTGCTTGAGGAAATGGAGAAGGATAAAGAGTTAGTCACCAAGCCTGAAGAGACCGAGAACTGGCTTCGCATTCCTATCAAAGAGGAAGAAGGTGGACACGATGGGCATCGTATCCGCACGTTAGAGATTGATAAAGATAAGGGTATTAGAGCTCTTTACTGTGACCAATGCAAAGCAGTGATTACATATCTCTTTGATAAAGAAAATGGATGGACAATGGAGCAAGCTCAAGAGTGGGTAGAGGAGCACTATAAAAATGTTATAGTCTGGATCAAAGAGATAGTTGTGAATGAGGCTTTAGAGATTGATCTCGATACATTTCCTGAATGGCTCGAGAGGCAGAAAGAGTTACCAGTAGAAAATGATATAAGTCAAGCCAATATTGCTGATGAACTGGATTATATTGCTATTGCCATTGACCAAGTGGGCTTAAATGAGGATAATATAGCCATAGCATGGGAAGCGGTGAGGACAATAATGCGTGCAACGGGTAACGACATACCCGAAGATATACAAGCGAAGGTGGGAGTTGCTCTTAAAGCAAAGAACAAGTCAAGGCTAGAAGAAGTTTTGAATTTAGTCCAAGGAGTTCTAAATAGTGCCGAGAACGAACCCACCGAACCCAAAGAGACTGTTGAAACTGAAGGACAACAAGCCTTAAAGCCTGGAGAGATAAAGGCTGTTGTAAAAGAGGTTATACACGAATTACGGGGCCAAGTAACTAAATAAAGAAAGGAGTTGAACTTATGGAAGAGGAACGAAAGGAAGAAATCAAAGCTATTACCACGGCTATAATTGAGGAGAGCGGTTTGAAGGGCGTTGTTTCTAAGTTTAAGCCTGGTGAGTCTGTTGAACCGAATGATCCTGAAGTTACGTTAGCATCCGATCCTAATGATCGGCTTATGGCTGATGCGAAGGGTGGATTTAACGATTTCGGTGAATTTTGTGCCGCCATTGCTGGTCACGGAAGGAAATGGTATGGTGATGCACACCTAGAGAAGTTAACTAGGTATCGTGAAGCCATCCAGAAGACCGCTGGCTATATGGAAGAAGGCGACATGGAACAGGGTGGCTATTTAGTGCCTGAAGAATTTAGGGCGGAACTACTAATAACACAACTTGAGAGTGGCATTGTAAAACCCCGTGCTCGTCAAATTCCAATGAGCACAAATCGCATCGCTATTCCTGCTGTTGCTGATGCTGACCATTCCAGCAATTATTTCGGTGGCATAGTCGTTTATCGGACTGGTGAAACATCACAGAAAACAGCGACCAAGCCAGCACTAGGTAGGGTTAATTTAACCCTTCACAAGTTGACAGGCCTAGTTTATGTTTCAGATGAACTACTTGAGGATAGTCCGATCTCGGTGCCACCTATTTTATCGGCTATGTTTTCTCAGTCTATTGCTTTTGAGGAGGATGATGATTACTTAATGGGTGGAGGTGCTAACCGTCCTTTGGGAGCTTTCAATGCTTCCAACCCGTCAATAGTTGCGGTGGCTAAGGAAAGCGGTCAAGCTGCTACTACTATCGTATGGGAGAACATTGCCAAGATGTGGAGTCGATTACATCCCGCTTGCCATAGGAATGCTGTATGGGTAGTTAATCCCGACTGTTTCCCTCAACTGGCTTCAATGAGCCTAGCCGTGGGTACGGGTGGTCTTCCTGTATGGATTCCTGCGAATGGTGTAGCTGGGACTCCGTTTGGTACACTGATGGGTCGGCCCCTTCTCTTGAGTGAGAAGATGCAAACCCTAGGCACTCAGGGAGATATTGGTTTGGCTGACTTTAGTCAATACCTAGTAGCTGACAAGGTTGGTGGTGGGCTGAAGACGGCAACCAGCATACATATAAAGTTCGACTACGATGAGACGGCATTCCGCTTTGTCCTCCGCTATGATGGTCAACCTTGGTGGTTGAGTGCTATCACTCCGAAGCGTGGAAGCAATACCCTAAGCCCGTTTGTTGTAGTAGCCGTCCGAAGTTAATTCCGTTATCTTAAATGATTTAACGGAGATTACCTATAATATATAATCATTACAAATAACCAGGACTAAAATTTCAAATAAGGAGGACTGATATGGGCAAACCTATAGCTGATATGCTCAACTTTTATAATTGCTGCCCGTCTAGTATCGTCGCAGCCAATGAGGATATATTCAATGGCGATCCCTCCAGCGATGTTGTTAGTATGGCAAAATACGAAGCGTGTGTCTTTGTAATTGTTAAGAATGCTGGTGCAACTGGAACAGCGACCATCACCGTGGAAGCGTGTGATGATACTACTCCGACCACATCTACAGCTATCGCTTTCCGATATAAGGTATGCACAAGTGGGAATACTTGGGGGGCTTGGGCAGAAGCCACTTCATCAGGATTTACAACTACGGCTGGTGCTAATCAATGCTATATTATGCAAGTCCTAGCTGAGGATTTAGGCACAAGTGATCAGTTTGTACGGCTAGTAGCCACTGAAGTTGTTGATAGTCCGTGCGATGGTGCTATTCTGTGTGTCCTAGGTAGCCCCCGATATGCGATGGACGTCTTACCTGACGTAACTAGCTAGAGGTAATCAATGGGCAACAATAAGCCTAAAAAAAAGAAGAAGGCTAGGGAAGCGAAATCCCTAGCCTTCCCTAGGCGGGATAAAATGATGAAACACCCGTCTATTCAAAAGTAAATTCATACAAAGGAGAACCCTGGAATGAAAACAGCTTTATTCTCTAGGAAACAATCTGGCGGTGTATTCTCGATTGAAGACCAGACTTTAAGCACAGGTGACCGATGGTTTGTGGATAGCAATACAGGAACAGACGGGGCTGGTTATGGTCAGAATCCCGACAAACCTGTAGCCACGCTTGATTATGCCATTGGTCTAGCAACTACTAATAAAGGCGACATCATCTTCGTTATGCCAGGACATACCGAAACTCTGACATCCAAAGTTGATGTTGACAAGGCTGATATAAATATTATCGGGCTTGGGAATGGCAATCACAGACCACAGTTTACTGTTAATGCAAATATTGACGGGATTGATGTCGGTGCTGCCAATGTCAGGATAACAAATCTTTACTTCAACGAGGGCACGAATGCCAATACTTCACGCATCAATATTGGTGCGGCTTTCTGTATTATTGAGGATTGTCATTTTGATTGTGGTGCCAATGATCTTGAAAGCATTACTATCGAGGATGAGGGTGATGATTGCACGATTCGCAGTTGCACATGGCGTGTAACAGCCGATGGGCCTGATGCTGCTATTGAGATTGAGCATGCAGATACCGTGCGGTTAATCATAGAAGATTGCTTTTTTGATGGTGGAAGCGATGCCAACGGATGGGATGTCGGTGCCATTAACTCAGGCGTAGCACATACGCTTTGTTTGATAAGGCGTAATGTAAGTCTGTATGGACCAGGCATTATTTTTTCGGCTGGTGCCACGGGTATCATTGCCTTGAATATTCTTGGGGAGGGCACTCTTGCAAGTATGCTCGACCCGGGTTCTTGCATGTGCTTTGAGAACTATGAAGCCGATGCTGTTGATCAAAGTGCACGGCTGATCCCGACTGTTGTAGCGTCTTAATAATGCTCACTCATTAAGAGTGGGGCATTACCTCTAGGGTAGGGGGTGAGGATTTATTACTTGCCCCCTACCCATCGTAATTAAATTATAGGGAGAATGAAATGGCTGGAACAAATACAATCACCTATGATGAGGTTGGTGTTATCAAAAAAGTAATTATGACCTGGGTCTCTGACGCATCTGGTGATGTAGATAGCACATTAACTAAAAAGCTAAACGGTCAGATATTGCGTGCGGTACACGTGCCTGACAGTGGTGGGACACAACCTACGAACGCTTATGATGTTACTATTGAGGATACAGATGAACTTGATATATTGGATGGCACAGGTGCCAACATCTCCAATTCTGCCGCTTCTCAATTTTGTCCATCTGTAACTGATGGGAGTGCTGGCAATCAAGCACCTTGTGTTGTATGTAGCACCCTAGAATTAAAGGTTGCCAACGCAGGCAATGCCAAGGGTGGTAAGGTTATTCTTTATATGAGGTAAAAATGGCCACAACTAAAAATTTCCCATATACTTTCCCGTTTACGTTCACAAAGACTGAGGCAAAAATGGGCACAGCATTAACAGAACTTTTGCAGATATTGAAAGGCATACGTTTTCGACCGCACGAGGATATAACGCATTGCCCGAATTGTGGCTGGAACCTTCAAAGACATCCTATAACTGGTGAAAAGCATTGTCCATTGGGCGATTGGCAGGAAGGTTTAGGAGAACATCGTGACTAACGCTTATGCAGATTTGACCACGCTAAGGTCTGAAAGTTGGATAAATATTACCAAGACTGATGAGGACACCCGATTACGGACGCAACTTGAACAAGTGAGTCGTCTTATTGATGATTTGACGGGGCGCTTCTTTTATTGTTGGGAAGGCACTATGTATTTTAATGGTGCAGGAACCACTATATATCCTGAGGATATTTTAAGCGTAACCACATTTAAATTAGATGAAGATGGGGATGGCACATATGAAGAAACTATAGCTACAACCGATTACGTGCTTTATCCCTTAAATGATACACCGAAAACATGGGCTGAAATTTCAAGCAATAGTGAGTATGGCGGGTTTGCTAGCGGGATAAAAAAGGGTGTGGAAATAAATGGAGTATTTGGTTATGGCGATGGGGAAAGTGCTTCGCCTTACCATGATGCTGGGACTGATGTTAACGAAGGTTCAGGAGTGACATCAACAGCTGTTACAATTACAGTTGATGATGGTACTCAATTCGCTATAGCTCAAACGATTCGCATTGATAGTGAACAGATATATATTCAATCTATCTCAACCCATGTCTTGACCGTTAAACGAGGCGTGAACGGCACCACAGCGGCCACGCACGCTGACGACAGCGACATTGACATTTATGATTATCCCGAGCCAATTAGAACGGCTGTACTGATAGAGACAACTAGGCTATGGAAGCGTAAAGATGAAGGCTTTGTTACCAAGGTAATCGGCTCCTCTGAAACTGGTATATTGAAAGTCTATGATAAACTAGATCCATATACTGTACAGGTAATCGGACGTTATCGGAGATATGTGTAATGTTCGGGATTAAAGTTATTGCTGCTCATGTAGTTAAAGACTTAAAAGACAAACCTGTATCAAAATCTATTACCGATGGTTTACAAAAGTTAGTATTAAAAGTCGAAGCTTTAGCGAAGAAAAGCACTGTAGTTGATACAGGACGATTACGTTCTAGCATAACCCATAGTTTTGGGAAGAATGAAGCTCGTGTCGGCACCAATGTTGAATATGCTATTTATGTTGAATACGGCACGCAGAAAATGGAAGCTCGCCACATGGAAGGAGGATCAAAGGTATTAGGTCAAGGTATGATGGCATATACCATTACGCAAATGGACAAAGACTTACAGGATTTCGAGGTGCAAATAATAAAAGACGTTAAAGGGAAGATTGAGGGATAATGGGGCTTGAAGCGGTTGGAACTGGTCTAAAAACAGTTTTAAGTGACATCAGTGGATTGCGGATATTCGCACCGAACGAATTACCTGATGGTATCCCCGAGCTGCCCTGTTGCTTAATACTGCACGCTGGTACGAAATATAACCAAAGTTTTGGTGGAACTAGTAGTAAACAACAACATCGCTTCAGGGTTAAAATTGCTCTTACCAAACAGGATACACCGTCGGCTTTTAATAAGATACTTGATTATCTAGACATAACAGGTAGTTACTCGGTATATGCTAAGATTGAAGCTGATACTACGCTGGATGGTTCGTGTTCGGATAGCTGGGTAATTGAGGACACGGGTCAAGGAGGCTTTGTTTGGGGTGGAGTAACGTTTCTTGGCACCGAATTTTTAGTTGAGGCTTGGGAATAGGAGTTTGCAATGGGAGTAAAAGCGGCTAGTAATGCACAGATTTGGTTAGGAGGTTATGACTTGAGTGGCTTTGCCAACAAACTCACTCCAGAGTTGGTCGTTGAGTTGGAGGATGCCACAGTTTTGCAAAGTAGTGGACATATATGGAATGTAACTTTACTCAATGACAAAGTAGGATTTGATGCCTTTTATGATGTTGCAAGTGGGGCGGTAACGGAACGGCTAAATAATATGAGGGGAAATACCGACCAAATTAGCCTGATATTCGGCACAGCCCAGTCAAGTAAGGCAATAAGTGGGGATGGAGTATTCCAAGATACATATCCAATAGAGATACCTGTAGAGGGTTTGAGTAAGGTTGTCGGTGACATTAAATTCACCAATAAAGCTACTACGGGTTATTTACTCCAACCTAAAGAAACGAAGACCAGCGACGGCAATGGCACGGGTGTTGATGGTGGGGCTTCTAGTTCAGCTGGTGCGGAAGCTTATCTGCACGTTTTCGCTTGTGGCGGTGATGATGGACTAATTGTGAAGGTGCAAACTGATGATAATTCTAACTTCACAAGTGCCACAGATTTAATAACATTTACTACAGCTAACGGGATAACATCAGAAAAGAAAAGCGTAACAGGTGCAGTAGAAAGATATGTTAGAGCAAATTGGGCAGGCACGCCAACATACTCAGGCACTTTCGCCGTTGTTTGGTGTAGATTATAAAGGAGGATTGACAAAATGGGAGTAGAAGCTGGAAAGGATTGCGTGTTAAAACTGGATGATAGTGGGGATACCCAACGTACGCTAACCACGTATGTAACCAAAGTCTCCATGGATTTGAAAGGACATGGCTTAGTTGATGTAACGGCTATGAGTGCTAGCGGTCATACCTGGGCTAGTGACGAATTAGAGGATTGCACATTTAGTGTGGACTTCCTATATGACGATGGTTCGAACACGGTATGGGATGTGCTGACAGGTATTCGTGGTTATGCAACAGCCAGGGATTGGGAGATAGGTCCGAAAGGTAGCACGGGAGGCTATCCGAAATTAAGCGGCACTTGTTTCCTGGAAGGTTTGCCAATGGAGGTTTCGATAGGTGATGTAATTCGTTTACCCGGGGTACCCTTCCGTGTGAATGGCGCTGTTACAATTGGCACTTGGTAATCTTGACTATGGAGGTAGTGCAGATATGGCAAAACTGAAATTACCAGTAAGAACAGTTAGATTTAATTTAAAAGGCGATTATGAGGGCTGGTGGATGGATATGCGGACTAATCCGCCGATGGGACCATTTCTTGATGCTATAGTAGGTCTAAATAAAGCCGACAAGGATAAAGTGGAGGAAATACTTCCCCCGATGTTTGCCTTGTTGGAATTGGTGCTGGTTGATTGGAATGCTGTTAACGAAGAAGGCGATCCGTTAGCAAAAGGTTTAGAAGGTTTAAAACAATTACCAGTTGATATGTTGACTATCTTGGCTAATAATGTCGCTGAACAAGTTACACTCCCAAAAGTGAGCAATGGGACTTAGCGGAGGGCTTATTAAAGGATGGTAAGCCGTTGCCCGCCTTATATATCAAGGCTTCACTATGTCAACAATTCAATTTAACTCCAACAGAAGTCGAGGATAATTTTATGGAGTTGCTAAAGATGAGTGCTATGCTGAACATGGCTTATCAGCTTTTAAGCTCTTCGAAGGAGAAAAATGGCGGAAAAAGGTCAAGTTGATATTGTAATAAAGGGTCAGGATAAGGCTTCAAAAACCATGGGGATAATCGGCGGTAATGCGAAAGCCATGAGTAACAAAATCAGGAAAGCTGGTGCAGTTATGAGTGGGGTTGCTATTGGGGCTGGTGTTGGGATGGTTAAGCTAGTCGATGACTATAGCAAGGCTGGCGATGAAGTGGCTAAGATGGCCAAGAAAACTGGTTGGTCTGCAACAAGCTTGAGTGAAATGCGCTATGTCGCCTCATTAGCTGGCACTGACATAAAATCAATCGAAAAAGCTTCCAAAGGTATGTCTAAGGCGATTACTGGGGCAAGAGAAGGTCTGTCTACATACACTCGAGGCTTTGAAAGGTTGGGCATAAGTGTTACCGAGTTAGAGGGCTTGACACCTGAGGAACAATTTTGGGTATTGGCAGACGCCCTGGCTGACCTTGAGGACCACAACGATAAGGCGACCACAGCTATGGAGATATTTGGGAAAGCTGGTCAAGACTTGTTACCCATGTTAGAGGAAGGATCAGAGGCTATTGCCGAACAGAGGGAAGAATGCCACGAGTTAAATCTGGCTTTTAGTGACGAATCCGCCAAGGCTGCCGAGTCTTTTGAAGATAGTAAAACTAGGCTTGTAGGTGCTATGGTTGGTATTGGAGCTTCAATAGCCGAAGATTTAATGCCCCACATTGAGACCCTTATTAAAGCTTTGACTGAAAAACTAAAAGTAGTAATGCAATGGTTTTCTGAGCATCCCGAAATAAGAGATGCCTTTTTTAAATGGGGGGGAGTTCTTTTAATCCTAGCGGGTGTTGGTGGTCCTATTTTGATGCTTATTAGTGCCATGAGAGGGGTGATTTTATCGTTAATTGCTGTAAAGGCACTGATGGGGCTTTCTGGTTGGCTTCTGTTAGGTGGTGCTATAGCTGCGGCTGGTGCTGCGGCGATTGGATTGGGAGCAGCCTTAGGGATGGGACCTTTGGGGTTTTTAAAGAAGGATTCGGTCGTGCCAAAGCAATCGGGTGGAGGTTTTCCTGAAGAAATATTGCCAGAGCAATACGAGACTGAGGGTGGATCTGATGCTAGGCACGCTAAAGGTGTAGATTATAGCCAACACATGTACCCAGAGTCAATCATAAGATCAAGAAGGTTAGAACAGAGAGGGTTCCAATATGGTGGCGTAGTGCCTGGTCGTATAGGGGAACCGCAACCTATTATCGCCCATGGTGGGGAGCACTTTTTAGGACCTATTGGAAGACCGCAATCTGGCGGGATTAGTAGTGTTGTTATTAATGTATATGGTGATTTACTCACCGATGACGCATTGGAAGAAAAGATACGCTCAGCATTGATTAAGGTTCAAAATCGAAATGTTACGACAGGGATAGTATAATGGAGGGATAGTATAATGGCGAATGAATTTGCGCATGTAACTGTTGGAGTCCAATATACTCAAGCTGAATTCGAAGCTGTACAGAGACACAAATTTAATAGTCAAGCTACGGGTGATATAATGTATGCTTCATCGGCTGACCAATTATCAAGACTACCCAAAGGCACGCAGGGTTATCCGCTTGTCATGGGTGGATCTTCGGTGCCACAATGGGGTGGTTCTATACTTATTGAGGGCGGAACTTTTACCTTTAATGAAGCTGGTGCTAATTATGACTTTAGGGCAGAGAGTGTTAATAATCCTAATATGCTGGTAGTGGATGCGGGAGAAGATAGAGTTGCGATTGGAGGCGGAGCATATTCAGGTTTCATGAGTTTTCTGGAGGTTCAAGGCCATGCCAAGAGTGCTGATGCTGGCGAAGGTATAAGGAGAAGCTTATTTGGTAGTGATTATCAAGTAACTCCTGTTACCTCGGCTTCGATAGTGTGCACAGTAGAAATTCGTGAACCAAATATAGGCGGTGCTGTTAATCCAACTAAGGCGGCTTCCCTTTATGTTCTCAATGCCCCAAGTGAAGGTGCTTCTAATGCCGCTATTTGGGTAAACGCGGGCGATATGAAGTTTGGTGGAAGTGTTGACTCGGCCTCCGTGGCTGACCAAGTGGCTTTAGGTGGATATGAAATATCTGCTGGTAATCGTGCTTTAGCAATCAGCCAAGAGGCCGCTGTAGCTGTTGATACTGATGAAACTAAATTCTCCCATAAGCTACCAGTTCGTATCAATGGTTCTACATACAATATTATGTTGACAACTTCATAATATATGGGGGTAATGCGAAATGAAACGGTTCAAGAACACCACATTGATTGGGCAAGGTGGAAATAAGATCCAATACGCCAAACAAAAAGAGGGTACGGAAGGTAGTCCATGTAAAATATGCGGACAGCCCAATTTAGAATGGGTTGATGCCAAACTTTATAATATCCTAGCTGTCATTCTTAATAATACGCCTATAAAAACAATGCCCGATAGTATTCAAGGCGGGCGGTTAGCTGATGTCCTGGAAGAAGTTGAAAAGAAGAAGTTGGCATTTATTGAAATAGAGGAAGGTGTGCATGATTGGTTGAAACCAATTGTAAAAGAAATAGCCCCGCCGATATTCCGCCTTGGTGCCCAATATATTTATGACCACATTTGCGGAGGCTTTGAAAAGGAACACCAGCCCGAAAGGGAAAAGAGCAAGGCTAGTTAAGGCTTATACTATTCGTTACTTATTTAAGGGGTCTAGATTTCGATTTGAGGGCTCCGTATTTACTAAAGAAACTAAAGTGAGTTAATTCGTGCCTTCTAAAGATTTCCCATATACTTTCCCGTTCTATTTTGCGGATTATACAAAGCCCGTTATTCAGGTGCGTGTGGCTTTTGGCAGCGACCCATTTGATATAGCGCCAACCTGGACAGATATATCATCTGATGTTATTGCTTTCACAACTAGGCGAGGCCGACAGCATGAATTAGACCGAATTGAATCAGGTACAGCCACGATTATATTAGATAATTCAAGTGGCAATTATTGGAATCTAAATGCTGGCGGAAGCTATTACCCGAATGTTTTACCTGGCAAGCGTGTTAATATCGGGGCTGATTTTCAAGGCACTAGGTATGACCTTTATACAGGCTTTGTGGAATCCTGGGCTCCTAGTTGGTTATCTAAGGGAGGCAAAGTGCCAATAGTTAGACTTACTTGTGCCGACCTACTTGCGAACTTGTCTAGGTGTTTAATCAACAGTGCAGGGTATGCTCAAGAAGTAAGTGGCGATAGGGTCAAGAATGTGCTTGATGATTTGGGCTGGGTCGAACTATGCGGATGGGATATTGATGCGGGTCAAACAATATTGCGGGCAACAGGTGCTTTAGAAAATGAAAACGCTTTGTCGCATTTACAGCTGTTGGAGACTACGGAACAAGGCATTGTCTTCCAAGCTCCTAATGGCGATATTGTATTCCAGGATAGGTATAAAAGGCTAAAGACACCATATACAGAAAGTCAAGCAACTTTCGGCGATGACAGCGGAGAGATGGAATATACAGGCTTAGAGCCGAGTTTTGATGCTACTTACATTTATAACGATGTTCGGATAACACGTGAAGAAGGCGCCGAGCAGACCGCGAGTGATGCAACTAGTCAGAGTACTTTCGGCAGGCGTTCTTTGGCACGTGACGGGCTTTTGATGATCACGGACGCTGTAGCATCAGACCAAGCCAACTATCTATTAAGCCAATATAAGGATCCAGCTTTACGGGCTCAAGGGCAAGAAATAATGCCCGAAGCCAATTTCACAAACCTATTTCCTAAAGTATTGAGTTACGATATAAGTACCCGAATAACGCTACGATTGAACCAAGCTAGTATTGATCGTGATTATTATATAGAAGAGATTGCCCACACTTACGATGCCCGCCAAAAATCATCAGGGTGGAAGACAACTTGGAAATTAAGTGATGCAAAACTAGTTGAATATTGGGCACTGAGTGTGTCAGGCTTTTCAGAGTTGGGCGATACAACTATGCTTGGCTTTTAGGAATTTATATGATAACGGGGAATTCCTGGTTTCAAAGTAGTTGGGCTATCAGATGGGAACTTAAGGTTGTATCAGTATTGGTACAACATAAATTACCTATTATTTTAACTGTGAGTAGAGCCAAGCCCTTATTGGCTTATGTGGATCATGGACGGTGGATTGTTAGATGTGAATGTGGCGGGGCTGAACTTGCCTGGGAAGAAGGTTTGATGCTGTGTCATTCCTGTTTCAATTCAAAGCAAAGACAGCAATTAAGGCGCACCAAATTCCCACCTAATAGGCAGGCGATTGAAGTATTACTTATGAAACGACCATATGAGAACCGTAACTGGTTTCCATATGAAACCTTAAATGATTTAGAGACCGAAAATCTGGCACATAAAAAGGAACTATTAGAGGTTTAAGATGGCATGGACGGCGCCGACAACAAGACAACCTGGCGACATAATAACCGCCGCTATTTGGAATACAGACCTAAAGGATAACTTAGTTTATTTGAAGACTGAGGCTGATAAGATTCCAGGATTGGCAAAAATAACTTGGATTGGAACAACGGTTAGCCTATTAGCATCGTTAAATGTTACCGCTAATGTTACATGGGCTAACATTGATATAACTGGTAGCTCAAGTGCTGATACTAGATTCGCTATTATCCTTTTGCGTATTCACTTAGATTCAATAGCTGGGGCTGGTGAATTTGGAGTGTTAAGCGTTCGTAAAAATGGCGATACCCCAAGCCAAATGCCTAGAATTTCAGTTGACGCAGATAATGGCGATATTGCTGGTGCAGACCGATATCAAACGGTCATTGTTGGAACCGATACGGGACAGATATTTCAATATCAATATGCTGAAACGGGCACACTTCAAGTGGATCTTTTTATTGATTTACTCGGTTATATTGAGGAAGTGCAATAATGGGTTGGACAAACCCGACGACAAGGACAAGTGATGAATTTATTGAGACCTCGGATTGGAACACGGATTTAACCGACAATCTCGATTATCTAAAGGCGGAAGTTGATAAATTATCTGGCACTCATCAAATAATTTGGAAATCAACGCCAGATACATTGTTGGATATTCCTGCGGGAATGGGTTATCAAACGTCCTCTATTCCCTGGACGGATTCTTCGGTTGCCTCAGAGGCTCCTAATGCTACGATCATTTGGATCCATATTGCGGCCGCAGTTAATGCTATAGCGGCGCCTGGCGATAGTGTTTCGCTTGAATTTAGGAAGAACGGTGATACACCCGATAAAAACCCTATAGTGTATATGAGTTTTGAAAATGGTGATACATCGGGGCAATACAATTATATTATAGTGGGCGTTGATAGTCAGATATTTGAATATAAAGTAACCCTATTAGGAAACGGTGAAGTTAGCTTTTTAGCATATCTGCTCGGCTATGCGGAGCCAGCATCATAATGTACTTTGAATTTTTAAAAAGGTGTTAGCTTAATAAAGCGACTAAGTGCGAATAAATTGGAGGTGTTGAAATGCAAGTAAAAAGCGAGGAAAAGGGGCAATGACCGAGGTAGCCGCTTGGGCTGGTATCGTCCTCTTATTTATTGGGAATGTGACTGGCTGGGTTATTATGATAGTTCGAAGTAGCCGCTCTGTTTCACGACGTGAAGGCGTGTTAGATCAAACTATTAAAAAATTACCATGCCAGAAGGATGATAAGTATGAACAAAATCTGGGATCTCTTGTCCAAGCGGTTCAACAAAACGGCAAGCGGTTAGACCGTATAGAAAAAGTTGTGAACTCTCGCCCAGACTAACCACAATCAATTTCTGACGGGTTTTAGGTCTTGGGAAGTACTAACTATTCAAACGACATTCTAATAGTGTTATTTTAAGGAAAGGGCTGGCTTTAATAGGCCAGCCCGTTTTTTTGTGCTCATTTCCAATTCTTTTGCCAATTTTGCAAAAAATAGTTAAAAAAAGGCTCTCAAGCACTTGACAAATGTCAACAACCTGTATATAATTAGGGTAATAAGTTAAAGGAGGGAGCCAATGAATGACCATCTAACCACAATATATAACCGCCGAATCAATCGCCTTACAGTAGAAATTGAACAGCAAACAGAAAACATTTGCGAAAAACGACAGAAATTGGAGACTTTACTATATTGGCAAATGGCCAAGATGGATAAGAAGAGTTGGGCTTGCCAAGATGGCTAAGCAGAGTTGGATGCGTAATGGTATATGCTATAACTTAAAAATTGAAATATGAGAGGCTAATAATGAAAGCTAAAGATTGGGCTACAGAGTTAATCAACAAAAGAAACCGTCTATTGATAACAAAAAGAGGGCTGGCAGCCTTCACTTGGGTCGAGTATAAAGGCGACTGGCAACATTGGATTGATTATTGCAGGGCAAATAAAAACTAAAGGAGGTGAACACAATGGGAGACAGAGCACATATTTTAATGAAGGGTGAAGGTGTAAATCTGTATACACATTGTGGCGGTACTGGGCTTGACGGGGTTGTTTTATGCTGATCGACAGTATTAAGGCCAACCAAAAAGCAAGGGGATGGAATGCCACGGAATTATCACGACAACTTAGAATTAGCCCGAGCACTTGGAGTCGTATTTTGACTGGTGAAAGACGGATCGGCTTGCAATTCCTACGGGCTGCCGCAAAGACATTCCCTGAATTACATTGGGAAATAGCCAACTACGTTTTGAAAGGAGATAACCATGACGGTAAAAGGGACTGACTATTCAAAGTCGGCCATAGATCTAACCAATTCCAACGAAGTGTTAAATCTTCTCAATGAATACGGCAACGCATTGGAAGCTGAAGATATTGCCCAACAGGCGGTTTTAGAAACCGCTGAAAGCAAGGCATTTTATGATGCCCTTCATACTTCCAAAAAAGCTAAGGAAGCTGTCAAGGTTGCCATTGACCGTTGCGGGAGTTTTCAAGATGTTGGGAAAGGGCTCTATGCATTGAAACAGCGTAAAACATCAGTAAGCTATGATCCCGTTAGGGTTCGTGAGTTTATTCCAGATGCTGTTGCCATGGCCATTATTGAAACCGTGCCCAACAGGAAGATTGATGGTTTGCTCAAAGGTAAGATGATTACCGAGGAACAGGCTTCCAGTTGTCGCATTGTGGCAGAATTAGCACCAGCCTATATCATTGACATTTTAAAGGAGGGAACCGATGCCGATAAAGGGATTAACAAGACGCTTGCCGAGGGTGGGCAAAATTCATCTAGGGATAATGGCCCAAAACGCCAAAGGCGTAAAGTATCCAAAGGCAGTTGATTACTTTGTATTCCCACCCGAGCATCCGCAACACGATGAACTGGTTGCCGTGTTTGGTGATAAGCCTAAAGAACTCCGCATAGTATTTCCCCTCGATGAAGAAGGTAAATTCGCCAGCCAATTCTATCGCTGTTATTCCAAATCCAGGGGCCTAATTTGTAAAGGCGATGGTGAGATAGCCCTACGGATGGTTGATGCCCGAACAGGCAACATGGCTGATCGTGATACCAAAGAAGTGACCATGAAGGAAATTCCATGCCAAGGTAGGGACTGTCCTGATTACAAGGGGAAATGCAAGGAGTTGATGAACTTGCAGTTTATCCTTCCCGAGATTAGTGGCCTGGGCATCTGGCAAATTGACACATCAAGCATCAACAGTATTCGCAACATCAATGGTGCCGTGGATTTGATCAGAAGTATTTATGGGCGTGTTCGTATGGTGCCACTTATTCTTGCACTTGAGCAAATAGAAGTTATCAATCCCGACGACGGCAAGAAGAAGAACGTGTGGGTACTCAACATCAAGAGCACGGAGAAGATGGTTGAGGCGGCGGTTAAGGCCCGTATGGAACCGTTAAAACTAATAGCGGGCTGGTGTGGAGAAAGTGGAGCCGAGAACTTTGATGAAATAGATACGCCGACACCCGACGATGAACGGCCTGGCCTGGTGACTCCCGATTGGGAAGGAAATGAAGGCGAAACCGTTGCAGAGGGAGCCAAGCGGAAACTTGAAGATGCCGCCAGGGATGCCGAAGAATTGTGGCCACCTGACGGGCCCAAGGCAATCGAGGCTAAAAAATATAGCATATACAATTACTCATCCAAGGAACAGGCTGAACGTAGTGAAACCGTTTGGCTTGCCGATGGTGTGCCAGCTAATATTCAGGGCTTTTACAACTGGATCACCAGCCATGGGAAAAAATTTACCCGAACCTGGTTCCTGGCGACCTTTGATTACAAAGAAGAAGGTTTGAAGGACGTGGAAACTTTGAGGCGGGCGTTTGAGGAAGTAAAAGCAATATGCGGATGGGAGAAATAAATTGCAAATAGCGGTTAATCTTCCACCAACAAAAACCCCGACATCACCCTGGGAGCCAACCCCTCCCCGGGAAACCATCGATGTCACTAAACCGACAGCTGAAACAAGTGAAGAGGTGATTGTTAAAACGGAGATTGAGGGCGGCCATGTCCTGGAAATAATTAGAGTTCATGAGGGGATATATCAACACCATATTGTTTACTACACCGCCCCCAATGGCCAAAAACAGAAAATATTTGCGAAAAACGACAGAAATTGGAGACTTTTGAGTGATGCCTGTTATCTCCTCCATGCTTACTTAACCAAGATACTGAAAATATATTAGGAGGGAACCTATTGGAACGCAAACGCTATGACAAAATCTGGAAGTGCTGGTATAGACCTGAATTTTCTGATAATCTTCAAACATTGTGTAAACGTTGCAATTCGGGGAAGGCAACATGAGCAAAGACGCATATTATTTTTCACATGATGCCAATGCCAGGAATGATCCCAAAATAATCCAGATGTTAAGTGTCTATAAAGCCGAGGGCTATGGTTGGTATTGGATGCTGATTGAAATGATGCGGGAACAGGAGAATTATAGGCTTTCTATAAAAAGTAAATACGCTGTTAATGCATATGCACGTGAATTAGATGCAGATGCAGAACGGTTGCAACAATATATTGATGATTGCGTTAACGAATTTACTTGTGATGGCAAAGGTATATTTGATAAAAACGATGAATACTTGTGGAGTGAAAGCCTTTTACGTCGCATGAAAATAAAGGATGGTATTGCCGAAAAGGCTAGACAAGCCGCTTTAATACGGTGGGGCAAAGTTGAAGATGAAGCTGAAACAAGCGAAAGCATAGCACCCGCATCAAATAAAGATGCGTCCGCTATGCAAAGAAAAGAAAGAAAAGAAAGGAAAGAAAAAGAAACTAAAGAAAATAAAGATACCACCACTATTGCTGGCCATGAAGTTGAAGCTAATTGGCTTATAGATTTAAACCAGGAATTTGTCGAAATAGACTTTTACCAGGAACTTAAAAAGTTTGAGGATTACTGGACGGGTGGAAGAAGGAAACTCAAGAACGTACGGCTAGCCTTGCGTAAATGGATGATTAAAGCCATGGAGTTCTTTAAAGAAAAACATCCTGGAACTGATACTAAATTCACTAAAGGTAAATACGGGCATATGGTGGCGACAACGACCGCGGACCTTGAACGGTTACGGACAGAAAGGGCCAGGAGGAATCAATGACAGAACAAGAACCAAGAATAGTCAAGTGTAGTGTAGCATCTTGTGATAAGACCTTACCGACATCCCCAAAAGACCAGCCACCGCTCTGCCCAGAGTGTTTGTATTTTATGGAGCGGTTTATTTATTTTGCCACACATATAAAGATTGAACGAGGTCGCTCCGCCTATGGTTTGATAACACCTGGGCATCAGGACTTCCAAACCAGTCTTAATGGGAAGGAAATACCACAGAAAAAGGAGTAATATAATGACAGATAACTGCACTAAACGGTTTCACTCACCCTGTTCCTTAATAGATACCTGTGAGAAATTAGAGATGGTGTTGGATAAAGACACGCTTGACGCCCAATATATTGAAGCTATGAGAGCTATTTGTTGTAAGTGTAAGGAGCAATGCAATGAGAATAAATGATAAAAAATTAAAATTCAATATGCTTAATGAAATAGCGATTGAAGAGTGTCCGCCTTCAATAAAAGTAATTGTCGAACGGTTATTGAGTGCCTTAAATGTCACTAAAGTCGGGAATTATAACAAAATGACCGAACTGGACAGGTTGCTTACGTTATTATATTGGGAGACTTACGATGGTTTGAATATATACCTTAATTTAGATAAATTTGATGAATGGTACAAAGAAAAAGCGACAAATCCAGATTTAATCAGCCGAGCCAGGCGGTGGCTTATTGAGAATCGTTATATTATAGCGAAATCGTCAGCAACTAAATGGGCTCAACAGGCTGGCGACAACTGGATTAAAAGTTATATAAAGTAGACAAAAGATGAAAGGAGGGATGAGATAAAAGGCGGTGATAGTTTAATGGCAGAACACTTAACTAGCCAGTTAGGGGGAGGCGGTTCAATTCCGACCTCACCGCTCCAGTTTGCTGTAAGGCAAATTCCCAAAGAACAAACGAGAGAGTGGATACTTAAAAAGCATTACGCCAAAAGAATGCCACAAATACAATTGGCCTTTGGCTTATACGATATTGCGAGTGTTCTTCGGGGAATTTGCACCTTTGGGCTACCGCCCAATCAGAACATAGGTCTTGTGTGTGGCGAGAATTACAGAAATAACTTTATTGAATTAAATAGACTGGTTTTGTCTGACAATACCCCTAATTTAGCTAGCTACTTTGTGTCTAAATGTTTCAAGCACTTAGATAAACCCATTATTGTTGTGTCCTACTCTGACCCTAACTATGGACATTGCGGGTATATTTATCAGGCCCTCAATGCCCTATATACAGGTTATGGGGGTGAAAATAAGGAGTATATATTCCAAGGTAAAAGATATAACTCCAGACACATTAAGGGTTATTGGTTCGAGGGTCGTGGGATAAGATTCAACTATTCCAAAACCATTGATGAGCAATTCCGAGCAATTGGCGGAGAGGTGAGATTGGTTGCACCCAAACACCGCTATATATTTTTATTGGGCAACAAGCGTGAGAAGAAAGCTATGCGTCAAAACTTTAAGTGGTCGGTATTGCCCTATCCCAAGGGGGACAATCAAAGATATGACGCAAGTTATAAGCCTGTCACCCAAGGAGTATTTAATCTTACATAACCACTATAGTGCGGCTGAAAGGAGGAAGAAATGCTATTAAGTTGTGAGGGGTGCAAGAAAGATTGCGAGTATTGCTGTATTTGGATATGGGTTACAGAAGTGAAATCTACTGGTGATATGTCGGGGTGGTATTAGTAGCCATTGCTTAATAGGAGGGAGATATGAAAGAACAAATAAGCCAAAATACATACATTACAGACAGACCGAACAAGATATTGGCACAGATATTGGGGGAGGTAGAAACCAAGAAACTTGAGGAGGTAGAGAATGAAAGAAATACTTGCTTTAATACTACACATATTCAGGAAGATACCAGTTAAGAAGAAAGAGGAGACGCCTAAGAAGAAAGAAGAGACGCCTGTGTACAAACCAACAGTGGATATTCCCTCTCCATCTGATATTGTGCCCCCGGGTAACATAGAATATTATCCCAATAGTGGGTCTGTTGATATTCTCTTGGGCGGTCTTAATATTCCGTTCACCGAAATGCCCAAGGTATGGTTGACCACAGTGCAGGATACTAACTCAATGGATGCAGTGGTGGATTATGGACACACCTGTATCCTGGTAGAAGGCTCAACTGAAGCCGATAAGAAGATTATGCGTGATTATCTACAGGTGGGTGAGGTGGTGGTGTATCAGATGAAGAAAGGAGGGCGAAAGATAATCCATAGGATAATTGACATAGTCTTTGATGTAGAGGGCAGGTACTATACTCTACAAGGTGATAACAACTCACTCCCTGATTCTGCTGTTGTGCGTGACAAGCATATTCAGTGGCTTTTGATTGGCGTAATCTATTAAGAAAGGAGGTGAATAATGGGAAACAAATGGACATCTAGGAAGTTCTGGGAAGCTATGATGGGGGAGGTATCTGGCATTGTTGCCCTAGTCTTTGGCGTAGCTGAGGGCGAAATGGTAACAACTATTGCTGGTGCGGTAATCATCATAGCTGTAACTCTTGGCTACCTGAAAGCCGAGAAAGATATTGATGTAGCAAAAGTCAACAAGGGGGACTAAGT